TACCATATCTTTTGCTTCTTCTCTTTCTTCCTCAGTCATATCTGCACCAATACTTCCAAGTGCTGCCAATGCTGCTCGTGGATCTGTTAATGCTGCTTCCAACAATGCACCTGGATCTTGAACCAATTCAACATTTGCAGCAACCTCTGCAGTAATGACAAGTACCTCACCAGATTCAGATGTTCTAACTGCTACAGGTGTCTCTGGTGGAAGGTCTGCATATGATACTCCAGATGCTTTTACTTCTGCTGCAGAGATAGACTCACCTGGCTTTAGATCTGCTATTAATGCTTCTACAACTACCGCTTTTTCTTCAGTAGATAATTCTTTGCCTGCCTTGGCTTCTTCTGCTAATTTATCTAATCTTTCTTGCTCTGCTTTAGCCTTGTCAGCCTCAGCCTTTGCTTTATCTTCTTCTGCCTTAGCCTTTGCTTCCTCTGCAGCCTTTTGTTCTGCTAACTTTTTAGCATCTTCTTCAGCCTTTAACTTAGCCTCGGCTTCTGCCTTAGCCTTTGCTTCCGCTTCTTGTGCTGCTTTTAATTCTGCTGCTTTCTTATCTGCTTCTGCTTTATCTGCTTCTGCCTTGGCTTTTGCTGCTGCTTCTTCTGCTGCTATACGATCTGCCTCTGCTTTTTTGGCTGCTTCTTCAGCAGCAATTCTGTCTGCTTCTGCTTTTGCTGCAGCCTCTGCTGCTGCCTTGGCTTCTGCCTCTGCCTTAACCCGTGCAGCCTCTGCTGCAATTCTAGCCTGCTCTGCTGCATATGCTTCTGCTGCTGCTATTCTTGCATTCTCTGCTGCTATGGCAGCAAGTCTTGCTTGCTCTGCTGCTGCTCTTTCTGCTTCTTCATTTGCAAGTGTTTGGCTTACAGTTGTATTTGCTAGGCTAACAGCATTATTCATATTAGTAACAGCAGTTCCAATCTCAAGGATCAAAGAGTCTAATTCATCCTGAGCATCCTGTAGATTTTCTTCTGCTTCAATTAAATCTTCTTCTGCAGTTGTTAAATCGCCCTCAAGAATATCTAGTGCTCCTTGTGCAATATTAAGATTATTTCTTGCTGCTGCAAGTGTCTGTAGTTGTTCTGGGCTTGCATTTGTTGTACTAAATTCTGATGCAGGAATAACTTCCCATCCAGAGCCTGTATATCTCATTAAAGATACATTTGCTCCTCCGCCATTTTCGTAATACCACATTTGGAACTGTTTTGCTACTCCAGCGGTAGTCATAACATCAGCAGTTGATCCTCCGCCACCCTTATCAAACCAGTCATCAATAATTAATTGTCCATCTAGATATAAACGTACTCCATCATCTGCAGGGGCTGTTAGATACTGTGTTCCAGTATATTGTGGTGTCCAAATACCTTCCCACTTAACTTGAAAATCTTCTGCAACTGTTCTTGTTGATGTTACCTGGCTTGTAGCAGAAACATTATCTACACCATAGTAGTCCCAGTTTGCTGGAATTGTTATTGTTGCAATCTTCTTTCCTTCTGGGGCAGTGATTACTTCCTGGTGTATATATCCAGGGTATTCAGAACTAACATTATCTTGAATAGTAAAGTTGCTTGTAGTTCCATCAGTGTATGTAATCACAGCATCATGATTACCATTTTTAGCAAATACCTGAAAACTTGCAGATGTTGTATTTGCTGGCAGTGTTATTAATGTTGGTGCTGTTGATGAATAAAAACTTAATGATGGATCTTGTCCAGGCTGTGGGAATCCGATTGATCCAATAAATACTCCATTATTATTTGTAGTAGAAACTGGTGTTCCATTTACTGTGATCCCAATAGATGTATTTAGATGATTTCCTGAAAATGTTTCAGTTACTGTAGTGGTTGTAGTTGTACCATTTACTGTAGGTCCTGATCCACCATATTGCTCGTCAATTCCATTTGTGTCAGTTCCAGTATAAACAACTGTGCCCCCCATGGCTGGCATATTATTTGTACCAGGGTTATAATAAATTGTGACATTTAGTCCAGGGGTAGTATTTGCACTTACTACGGCTGTTGCCGACTCTAAAACCAGTGTCTTATCTTCCACCACGGCTGTTTGAGATTCTACTGCTATTTCTAAAATAGCAACATTTTCCTCAGCCTCAGCAACCAAAACGGTAGCAGAATCAACCTGAGCCATAGCCACAGTAGCACTATCTACTACTGTTTGTGCCTGTATGATAGAGTCCTGAGCCTGTGTGATAGTGGCTGTAACTGTCTCTGAAGGTCCTGTAATGGCTGTTGCTTGGGTCTCTATGAGTGCCGTGGCACTTTCAGCCTGAGTTATTGCAGTCTGTGCTGCCTCTATTATGACTGTTGAATTTACTGTTATTACTACTGTAGATGATTCAGATGGGGTTATTTGGACAGTACTTATCTCATCAGCGTGAGCGTGATCCTGTGGAAATATTAGTAACCATAGGGCTAATAGTGCTGTTATAAATGCTGATCTTAGTATTAATCTTTTGATAACCTTCCCCCTTGCAGACAGGATGTCTGATAGGATGATTATACCATTTTATTGCACACAAAAGAGGGCTAGCACTTGGCTAACCCCCTTAGTTGTTGGCTTAGTTTATGCCTTTACCTTCTTCTGGATCTTTACGACCAGTGCGGTAAGTGTTGTAATCTGCTTCTTAAGTGAAGCGATTAATGTAGCAACCTGTGCAGAGAGAGTAGCAACTGCTGTTACTGCTTCCTGTGCCTTAAGTGTTGCTGCATCCGCAGCCTTGGTTGCTGCCTCTGCTGCTGCAACTGCTGCTTCCGCAGCCTTTGCTGCTTCTTTTGCTGCATCAGATGCCTTGTTAGTAACCTTTGCTGTTGCAGATACTGCTACCTGTCCAGCAAGTGGAAGTGAAGATCCACCTGTTGCAGTTACCTTAACTTCAGTCTCAGTCAATGGCATGAATACCTTGAATGTCTTAACTGTTGACGTATCTGTTGTTACAGAAACTCCACTAAGAACATCTGAACCTGTTCCAAATGCATAAGATGAAGTGATTCCACCTGTTGCAAAAAGATTAGAGTGTGTCTTTGCAGACAATGGTAGGCCTGCTGCATCAACTGGAGTTACAGTAATTGTTGCTGCTTCTCCTGGAAGATACTCAGACTTGTCAAATGCGATCTTGACTGCTGCAAGTGCAGCCTCTACACGAACTGGTACTGCTATAGAAGCAACTGTTCCTGACTTAACAGTAAGAGCAACCCCACCTGCAGAGACACCTGTAAGTGCAAATACTGCCTCACCATTAACAATTGTTGCTGCTGTGCCTGAATCAGATACGATAGCGGTATTGCTTGAGTAAGCATTGAGTGTTCCTGCTCCAACTGTTACGCCTGCTGCATCGTATGCAACTGCCTTAACTACTGAAGTGTTTGAGCCTGTTGCAATAACAGACTTAACTGGAGTAACTACAATTGAGAAGATATCTCCATAGAATGTAACCTTCTCTGTTGCAAGGACTGTACCTGTAAGTGTAGTAAGAGTAATTGTTGATACTCCTGCTGTACCGTCAGCAAATACACCGATGTGATTTCCTGTTGGGATTACAAGTGCACGACCCTGTGCAGTAATTGTTGCAGGGTTTGTTCCGTAACCAATGAGTCCTGAACCTGTTACAGTTGCAAGGATTGATTCAGTTGCAGATCCACCTGCTGCGTTCTTAGGTGTGAAAGCAATAACTGCTGCTGCATCAGTTGCAGTTGCCTTTGGAGCATATACTGCCTCATCTGCTGTTGCAGAAACTGTCTCACCCTTATTAAGAATTGATGTTGAAGTCGATGCTGCAGGTGTTAAATCTGCTGCCTTGACTGTTACAGTCCATGTAACGGTTGGACCATTAATTGGACTTGTAGTAAGAATACGTGCCTCGTATGTACCTGCTACTGCTGGAGTATCCAAAGTTACCAAGAACTTTGCTGTTACATATGTAGGTGTATTCACTGTTGAGTTAACATCTGCTGATACACGATTGCCTGCGATGGCTGCTGTGGCTGTAGATGTTTCAAGTAGTGTGAAGGTTGCAGACTTTGCTGAACCTGTTGGCTGCGAGAACATAGCAGAGATGATTGTAGCCGTATCTGCTGTTGTCTGTGCAATAAATGACAGTGTAACTACCGCTGTTGCAGACTCTCCCGTTGATACAGCATCTGTTGCTGAGTCAATTGTAAGAGTTGGTGCGTTAACGGCAGCGATTGTCGGAACTGCTGATAGTACGCCAAAAGACATTGCTGCAGCGAGTCCTAGGGCGATTTTCTTAAATGAATTCATTTATTTCCTCTTCTTTTATATTAGATTGAATCTATCCAGATAATCTTTTACATCATCTGGCATAGGTTTAAATTGTATCACATTATCTTTAGAGGTGTCAACTCGTGGTCGATCTCTAAATGTATGAATTTCTATCTCTTGGTTCAGATCCTTTGGGGTATGAGATATAGCCCCAAAGATTGCTCCACACACAGCATCCGCTAAGTCTTTAGAGGATTTTCGAGGGTGGTCAACTCTATTATTTTTCATAATCTTAAGTTCGGTTAACTCCTCAAACAAAAGATCAATTGCTGGCATCGCAAGTCTTTCCTCATACACAAGCATAGCCATATCCTCATAATGCTTCTTAGCAACAGAAACAGTTTCAGTTCTCATTCCTACTTGCTTTAGTTCATTTTGAATATCGAATGACTGCCAACGGTCAAAAGAAACCATTCCAATATTAAAACCAAGTCTACGAAGATTTTGGATCCACTGCTTGACCTCTGAAAGGTTGACAGGACCTTCTACTTTCGGTTCCCACCATGCCACTGCATCCACAACGACCACTGGTGCAACCTGTGCATAATCTTTAATTACCTGAATGTTTACCCACTTATCTACATGAGCAATTGCAACTGCACACTTGTCATGCTTTTGGGCAAGGTCAGCGTGTATATAATAGGTCTTATCTGGATCTGGTTTAAATGTTTCATCAAATCTTCTAAAGTTATCCAATGGATTTCTTAGTGTCATGCACGTTCTAACTTTCTCAATCTGCTTAAAAAATGCATCTGATGAGTAGGTTGGCACACATGCAAATCTTTGCATAGCATCACCAAGGTCTGTATAGAATGCTAACTTAAAGTCGTCAATCTGTCTTGTAGGATTGACAATCCATGTAGGTCTCTTTAGAGCAAAAACCCCTGGGTACTTATAAGAAACAATTGTATCTTCATCCCAATTAATCTCAAGTGAATTTCCAGTAGCATCTTCTGGAAGTTCTGGGTTCATAATAAACTTGTGTGTATAGTTAATAACTTCTTTCTCAGCAATAACATCATCGTACTTCTGTGAGATAAAGTCTCCAGGGTAACGTGGGAATGAAAGAAGCGCAACCTTGCCAAGATCAGGGAAACGAGAGTCAACCGAAGCACGGAAAGCCTTGTAGATATTATCAGCAGTCTTTCCTTGTTCGTTTCCTGTCCCTACCTCTTGAGCAAAACCAGAAATCTCATCAAGTACTGCAAGAATAAGGTTCAAACCCTCATGTGATTCACGCTCTGAGTGACCAGAGTAAACTGTGATTGAGTCATCAAACTCAATAGATTCTGCCTTAGCATTATATTTTCCTGCAAACCAAGGGGATCTCTCAATCTTTGTTTTGAAACCTTTAAAGAAAACATTCTTAGCCTGTTGAGCGTTAATAGCAACGTTAATAATATCAATAGCATCTCCAGAAGGCTTTCCAAAGTATCTTGCTGGATCCTTTAGACATAGAAGTTTATATAC